CGTCCAGCTTCCCCGCTTTGTAGTTCTGTCCCGCGTGGGTGAATTCAAGGCTGCTCATGTGGTCCCTCCGTGTGAGCCTTGGTTAAGCCGCAGCCGGGGTGCCGGTGCCGAGCACGGGCACGATCTTGCCCGCGTCAAAGGTCCACTCGTTCATGCCGCCCTCTTTGGAGTAGGCAAGAGCCGGGGCCTTTTTGAACGCCACCTGGGTGCACGTGATCAGGTCGCCGCGGGCGCTGTCGCGCACCACGATGGTGTTCTGGCCATGCCTGGCGCTGCTGGCGGTCTGGTAGTTGTACATGGTCATCATCTGCGCATTGACCGGGCTGGTCTTGAGCAGGCTGATGGTGACGGTCCCGGCGTTGGCCGAGTGCAGCGAGTGCATGACCTCGCCGTCCGCTCCGGTGGTCATGGTGTTCTTGTCCTCGGCCATCTCGATCTTGATGCCCTCTTCCGAGGCCCCGCCGGTCAGGGCGAAGTTGCCCCCCGGCCCGTCGATGCTGGCGGTAACGTCTGCGAAGCTGTAAGCGCCCATGCTGTGTGTCCTCCTTGGCCTAGCGGTTCACGTCGATGGCGACGTCCACGAAATGCACAGCCCCGGCGAGCTTGGCGGCCACCTGAATGGGCGGGGCCTTGCGCGCTTCGCGCTCACTCTGCGCCTGGTCAACGATGGGCTGCGAGTAGATGTAGAAGCCCTGGGGCAGGTAGTCGCCCTGGGCCAGCTGACCGAAGCCGTCGGCGTTCCAGACGCCGGGGGCGATCAGGCCGTTGTTGATGGCCTCGCGGCAGACCTTGGCGATGGTGCTGACGAGCTGGCCAATGCCGCTCTCGGTCTGCGGGATCTTCGTCTTGCTCTGGTAGAGCAGGTTGAAGCACTCGGTCTGGATCGCATTCTGGAGCCAGTCGAGCCCGTGCACCTCGTCGAAGTAGGCGCCGGAAGCGACCTTGCCTTCCTGGATGATCGCCGTGTCGTTGTCGTAGTTGACGAACACGTTGGCGTTCTTCCCGGCCAGGGCCGTGGCCTCGGTCTCGCTGATGGTCTCGGCGACGATGCCCGGCTCGGTCTTGAACTTGAGGGTGATGGTCGAGCGGTTGGCGCTGAAGTTGACCGTGAAGGCCCGGCCCAGCAGGGAGGCAACCGCGTAGGGGCTGCTCGTGCTGTACTGGCCGATGCTGCGGTCGTAGGACAGGGCCTTGAGGCTCGAGAAGAGGTCCGAGGTGTAGACCGCGGACTTCGCGCGCACGTCGGTGACGGTGTAGCCGAAGATCCGGGCCTTGCTGGCGGCCTCGATGAATCCGGCCACGGCGATGCTCTGGGCGTCGGTGGGCATGGTGCTGGCCGCGAACATGAGGCCGTACCACTCGCCGGACACGTCGGCCAGGGTCTCGGCGCACTGCAACGGGGTCTCGGCGTCATAGCCGGGCACCGGGTCGTAGGCCAAGGCAGCGGTCAGGCCGGTCATGGTGCTGATGTCGGTCCCGCTGGCCGGGGCGGTCGCGTAGCCCAGAGAGACAGCCGCGCCCGTGGCCGTGGTGGTGACGATGAACTTGGTGCCGTCCCAGGTGCAGGCAGCGCCATTGCTGGTCAGCTTGGCGTCGATGACCGAGGCCACGCCGTTCATGTTGGTGACGCCGGAGAAGTCCATGCTGGAAAGGCTCTTGAGCACGCCGCCAACGTCGATCTTCATGGCGCCGGTGGTGACGAGCTTCCAGGCGTCGACGCTGGTCTCGGCCGTGCCGCCGTACAGCAGGGCCGCAGAGGCCTCCCTGATCCAGCGGGCGATGTACAGAATGGACGGCTTGGGGCTCTGCGAGAAGTAGAGCAGGGCCGCCAGGTACTCGGGATCGGTGGTGCCGAAGTCATCAGCCACACCTTCAATGCTGGTGTAGCTGCGCAGACGCTCGAGACCGTCAATGACGGCGGAATCGCCAGCGATGCAAAGCACCCCGAAGTTGCGACGGCCAGCGGCCAGAGGCTGCAGGTTGACCGCGACCTTGACCACGCGATCAACGGAAAGTCCGGTTGCCATAGAATATCCCCTCCTAGTTCATGGGGGCGGTTTGCGCGATCAGTCCGGTGTCGGTCTCGATCACGGCGGGTCCACAGACGATATTGAGCACGCCGAACTCCCGGCGGGCTTCACTCCGAATCACCAAGGCAAGATCAACGCGCGGCACCCATGTGCCATTGATGAGCTCGGGCACGTTGGTCATGCGACCGACTTCGCCCAGGGCCAGGCCAGCGGCCCGAAGCCCGACGCGGTTCTGCTCGACATAAAGGCCATCCCGCAGCAGGGCCGCCAGGTCCTGCCCGTTGGGCCCGTAGAAGCTGGCGATCACGTCCAGGGTCTCCCAGGTGGTCACGGTGTCCTTGCCGCGTCCGGTGCCGTCATGGGTGACGGCGGGGAACCCCTGGGGCTGCCGGTCCAAAATTCCAATGGAGCACCAATTGACGGCGCGCTCGGGTTGCTTTGGCGGCTCGGGCTGCCAGCGCGGCCGAACGAGCGTGGCCCCCAGGCCGGTGATGCCGCACACGATGTCATGCAGGGCGTCCTCGATGCCCACCTGTGTGGTTGGGCTGGTCAGCGGGGTCAGATACCCGGCGTTGCTGCTGGTGTTGCCGCTCATGTGACCGCCTTGCCCTGCATGGTGTTGCTGACGGCCAAGGACAGGCAGTAGCCCGCTCCGTAGTCCGTCCAATCCTGCACGCTCTTGACCATGTAGGTGCCGCTCTTCCAGGTCACCACGTCGGGGGCGTGGGTGTTGTCGCCGGAGGTCAGGAGCACCGTTGTGTAGATGGCCAGCACCTCATTGCTGCGGTCGGCCTCGGGCACCCGGTCAAGCTGTTCCGGGGTGGCGGGCATGACCACGGCCGAGATGGTGAACGAAGCGTTTGAGGCCGACATGCGGCCTTTGTCGCTCACGCTCTCGCTACGGCGCGCAACGGTGATGTCCTGGCAGAAGTCAGGGTCCAGGATGCAGTCGGAAACATCGAAGGGCACGCCGCTCATTTGTCCCTCACCACGAAGCTGATGCTGTTGCGAAGCTGGCCAGTGTCGATCAGGGGCGTGGTCTTCTTGCCGCCCTTGCGCGCGACGGTCTCCGGCTTGAGCGGGGCCATCTCGCCACCCCCGAACATGGAGCGGATGCCAGCCTGGGCCAGCAGGCCCACGCGGGTCAGGCGCTGACCGATCTTGTTGCCCTTCAGGTCCAGGGCGTCCTTGCCCGCTGCCTTCAGCTCGGCTGCGATCTCGTCTTGCTTCTTGGCGATGCCGGGGCCCAGGAAGGGCCGCGCCGGGATGTTCTGCGCCGGGCTGCCAAAATTGTGGATGTAGGCCAGCGTGGCGTTGTTCATCTGGTCATCGCGCGAGGTCTTGGCCTCGGGCACACCGGCGAGCACTTCCTGGGACGTGAGCTGCCCCAGGGCCTCGCGCAGGGCCGCGGTCTTGTCGGTGATGACGGTCACGCCGCTGCTCATGCCATGCACCCACCCGCGCCGATCATGCGCGCCAGCTGGAAATATTCCCGACCATGCACGGTCAGGTTGTAGTTGCCCGCCCGGGCGAAGGTGACGTCCTGTTGCGAGTAGGACTTGCTCACGCTCCCCACGGTCTTGCCAGACACCAGCCCCGGAGCGCCTTCGTTTCCGCCGGAGGTCGCGGACGCCTGGCGCTCCAGGGTCAGGTGATGGGCGACGAAAAGGCCCTGGCCGTTGTCAAAGAGGTCTCCCCAGCGCTCGGCCTTCATGAGCTTCACAGCCATGTCGAGCCAGAACTGAACCCGGGCGTCCGCGTGGGTCGCCTGGGTGTATGCGGGGAAAGCAGCTCGGAAGGTGGCAACGGTCAGGGCCATTTGTCCTACTCCTTCTCGGCCTGGTCAGCCTTGGCAGCGGCGATGCGCTCCAGGGCCGTCTTCAGGCCGATGTTGACGCCGTAGCTGACGCCCAGACGGTCAAGCTCTGCCTTGGCTTCAGCCAGGGCCACGGCGTCGCCGTCGGGCTCCTTCGCCGGTTCCTTGGCGGGCTCCTGCTTCTTGGGCGCTTCCGGCGCCTTGGCTTCAGCCAGGGCCACGGCGTCGCCGTCGG